CCTTCTATGACGGTCACGTCTTCTATGATATCCACGATATCTAGGTCGGGAACTGCCGAGAGGTGGCCTTCCAACTGCACGGTTTATTTGATGATGACGTAAACGAAAACCTTCAAAACTTCCAAATAAAAAATTGCTTATTTTTCCAAATATAGTAGTGGGTTCATCATCAGTATCACTTTCATCATTACTATATCCTTCAGCGGAATTACTCGCATTAGGATCAGCTTCTGCACCTTTTGGTAGAGCTGGAATATTTGTATCTTCAGAAGTGACTGGATCTCCTGCAGCAGGTTTAGCTGGTGAAGGTGGGTCAGGATTACTAGGATCAACAGCATCTTTAGGATCATAAGGTGTAGGATTATTTTCATCATCTACTTCAAATGGTTCTTGTTCATTGTTTAATCCTAAATAATTGTAAAATATAATATAGATAACAAATAATCCTATAAATGCTAAAATTAGATTATAGATAATTTCTTTCATAATATTATTATTATACTATAATATTATAAAACAATTATAAAGAAATAAAATTAAATTAACCAGTTATTGTTTCACCGGATGAAGCTTGTCCAAGAATATTATTTACTTTTGTCATGCGATTAGTAATATCTAGGATAGTGTCATCACGTCCTTTATTAAAATCATAAAATCTTTTCATTTTGTCATTCAATGTTTTTAATTGGTTAGGTGTACTATTTGAAAAAGCACCCCCTGCTGGTGCTAGATATTTATCTGCCAATCTTTTTACTGCATAAGATTTCTTGTTAATATCTGCTCCGGATTCGCGTAAACTTTTAACATATTCATTAAATTTTCCAAATTCACTATTTCTAGTGGAATCCCATTTTTGTTGCATAGCTTTATTTTTAGCTCTTTGTGCATTACGTTGATTAGCAATTTTTTGTTGTGCAGCAAGTTGTTCTTGTGCAGCTTTAGCTTGTGCGGCGGCTTGTTTTTGCATATGAAAAGCTCTGGCCATCTGTGCTCGTTGAGCATCCATAGCTTTTTGCAAATCATCCCGGAAAGGTTCTTTTGTAGTGTCTTTTGCTTTTTCCTTCATACATTTATTATAAATTAAATTTGTAACATAAAATAATATTAAGAAACCGATAAATAAAAATAAGATTGAGATTTCTAAATAATTCATTTAATATATAATAATAATTATATATTATTATATTATAATTATGACAACAGAAATAATTTCTTGGAAAGGAAAAACATTTAACGAAATATCTAGTTCATATAAAAAAAATAATGGAGACAATGGAGCAGATAATATAGTGCATCAAGGTATATTTCGTGCTAATCCTTTAAAAATATATCGTAGAGAGAGAGGTTCAACAACATGTAATGAAAGAATATCAACTAGAATAAGTGTTCTAAATGCTCCTGGTGGAACAACAGTTAATTCTAATTCAACCAATTGTGTTGGAAATAAAACAATAGTAGATTTTAATTTAACTGAAAACAAATCAGAAAGACCAGGAAATAGTGAAGTATGTTTTTCAGCAGCTGAGCATGCAAAAAGAAGATGTAGAAGCAATGGAATAATTAAAAAAAATTATGAAGTTAATAGAAATAATGATCAATATTATACAAATACAAATCAATATTTGGAATCAAGACAACGTACATTTGATCAAAATCAATATTATCTAATAAAGAAAGGTGATAAAACAGTACAACCTGGTGCGAATTCATCAATATTTAATGTATATGCCAGTAATGGATTATCATATTGTCCAAGATATGAATTTTTAACAGATACAGAATTTAAATATATTTGGATAGATAATACAGAGAATACAGTAACAATACCAAAAGGAGGATATTTAGTAGGTGATATTAAGAAAATATTAAATAATACATTGTTAGCAAATAAACATTATTATATTGAAAGAGAAACAAAAAATAAACAAATACTAATAGATTTAGAATTTGATATGAATACTGATAAATATACATTTGTACTACGTAGAGGAGGTAGAACTTCATATAATGAGACTGGTGCAGGTTCTGAATGGGAAATAGAAAGGGATGAGAATGAGGCGACTGTATGGACAAATCCTGTACAAGATGTATTGCCTGCTATTAAATTAGAGAATTCTGATATTGCTACAGCTTTAGGTTATAATGTTGGAACATTGGCACCTAGTGATATTTTAGAATCTAATGGTGACATAAATACAGCATTAAATCAAACTTATGCTCTTACAAATGAAAGATTTAATGCAATATCTAGTAGTAAACCACTTATTTTACCTACATATAAGCCGGTATATTATAAACCAAGTAATTTTAATTATAATACACAAGGTGCTGTAGATTCAAGTGCTAGAATGGCAAGATTGAAATATAATGCAATTACTGATAATGCATCAAAATATATGAATGCTTTTGGCTCACAAGTAGCGAATGCATTAGCATACGGTGTACCTGAAGGTGGATATACAGATAAAGATAAAAAAGGTTTCCCATTAAAATGCACACCTAAATTCAATAAATTTTATACAAATGGTGTACGTAATTGTAGTTCAACATCAATTACAACTCTGTAAATAATGCAGGATTATATGTTTCTATATTAAATTTACTACACCAATGAATACATTTGATAATATTATTTTTAATATTATTTGAATATTTTTCAAATTTATTTTTATTATTAATAATGGCGAAAGTATTATATATATTTTCTAATTGCTGTTGTCCAAATATAGCATTATATTCTTGTAATTTAATTGTAAAAAATAAAGAAGTGTCAATACTTAAAAAACGATGAATATATTTGTCTTTATTGTTTAACATTACATTAAAAGGTGTATAAAAAATATTATAATAATATTCTGATGGATTATTAAATATAAAATCTTTACACACTATATATTTTTCAGAATTTGCATATCTACTAGTATTTGGTTTAATAATATATACTTTTTTATAAAATGATGATAATAAATATAATAAATCAACAGTATGTTGCATAAATGAATCAAATATTTTAAGAATAAAACTACCTCCTTGTTTTTGCATAATAACCGCATATGCAATTTGACCAAATAATAGGTTACTAATATTTACTTCTTGTTTATTAAAATCATGTGAAAAATCAAAACCACCATCCGCAGTAATAATTTCCATTGAATTTTTATATTTTTCATAACAATAAGTAAAATTATCAATATTTAATATATCACCTGTTCCATCTTTTCCTCGTTCAATAAATACATTCTTATTTTTAGATAAAAACGCATTACTTTTTTTCCATCCTGGAACATTACTATCATTATCATTTAAAATCGTCATTCCTATATAATTATCTTCTTTATTATTACGAGTATGTGCCAATGCTTCTATAAAACCACCGGGTCCTTCAGCAAGATGAAATGATTTTATTGGTTTTTCGTCGTTTACATTTAATTTTAACAAGTTTATCATTTCAATCATTTTAAAATAAGACCTAGATAAAGGTTTATATTTAGAAACACTTTTATTTTTAGACGGAATTATAGTATGTATAAATTCATATGGATTAGTATATTTTTTATAATTATCCCATTCCGTACCATATTTATCAATTTTTTCTTTCATCGTAGACAAATATTTTGATAATGAATAAGATAAAAAAATATCTGGAGTATTATCATCAAGTTTAATATTTATATGATTTTGTATATTTAAAGATGTTTTTGGCAATAAGTAATATGTCATTTATAATAGATATTATTATAAATGATTTTTGTTTATATCATTTAAATTATGATTCTATAATTATCTTATCTTTTTTTAATTTTTTCGCTTTTGGTTTAATAATAATATTCGGTGTATCATTTGTTTCTGAATTATTTTCTATTATTTCAGATTTATCATCTTCTACAATAGATGACGATTTAATTAAAACTTTACTAATTTTATTAGTATCAACGTTTCTTACCTTTTTGAATATAAAATAACGATTTAAAAATGATATTTTTTTTTCAGAATTTGACATATTAACGTTACTATTGTACTGTTTTTTAAAATCTTTTGATAATTGTATATCTGATTTTAAATAATCATAATAATCTGAAAACATAGCCGTTCCTTTAAATATACCTAATTGTTTTGCATCTTCGTCATTAATTAAATTAAACCCATAATCTTCCATTATTTGTGTAAAATATTCAAAATTAACCAAATATTCTATTATATCTTGATTTATGCTTTCTTGATATACACTTATTGGATATCCAACAGATGTATGATCATTTGGAAAACCGGTCTTGCTATATAATTTTTTAATATCAAACATTTTAATATCCTTTTCAAAAATAGTAAAGCCATTATCTATTTGATATGAACTTAATTTATCAAATACTGTTTTACCATCAAAACATGTGCCTATAAAATAACCATTTACCTTAATTGTATCTGATATATTTTTTAAAAATGTATGCAATGTGCTTGGATTTTCAAAATAATAATGTAATGTAAATTGTGATGACCCAATATTAAACCCATTCTTTGCAATTCCATAATTATTATATACACCTTCTCCTAATAAAGTCTTGTCCTTTGGACCATTACCAAACAACGCCTTTAATATTTGTTTATCTTTATCATTATCAAAAGCAATGCCATCCATTATAGAAAGATGTGTTTTTCCAACAGAAAATAATACTTTTGGTAAATTTTGATTATTTTTATATGAATTTAAATATCTTGCACATGCACCATCCCTTTTATTATGTATGTTATCAGGTGAAATATCAATTCCATATATAAATGATAATTTTGCTGAGTTCCATTTATGTAAATCACCTCCCTTTCCTACTGAATAATCAATTAATGTATCATTCCTATTTGAAACAACTCTAATTAAATGCTTCTTAATAAAATTATGTGTATGTCTAAGTTGTTCTGTAATTGTATCATTAATATTTTCATTATAATAAATATCATTATTGCTATTAATATCTGATATATTCTCGCCAGTTGTTATCATTTGGTCTGTAATTGGAAAATGTATAGTATGCCAGTTATCATTTGCTACATAAAACGGATTTCCAAAATTTTTGCCAGTTGCTCTTAATTCAGATGTTTTGTCATATCTAACTCTTAAAGGAACCCATTTGAACAAATCTTTTCTTGTATGATCATAATAAAATTCAACAATCATATTCTCTTCAAAATATTCATTCTCTTCTGTTAACATATAACTTTTATTATTACTATTTACTAATTTTACTTTACAAAAACATGCATCTTCATCATATGGATTATTTGGTATAAATGGCACTGGTTTATAACTATCATTTTCCTCTTTATTGTAATCATTTATAGGCAATTCATTTGAAATTAAATTCTGATATGGATTCATATATCCATGTTTCTTTTCGTCATAACCACACATTAAAATAAGAGTTTTATATTGTGTAATTGTTTGTTCCTTATCTAATGATGTCCCTTCAGTAAATACATTATGAATTAAATCTTTTCCTGTTTCATCCTTTTTAACTGTTACTAAGAAATCAATTGTATTAAATTCAGGTGGTTTCCATTTAAATGATTTAGACCATGTTACTTTTTTTAATGGACCTACTGCATTAATCTCTGTTCCACCAACCGGCAAATCAGATGGTGTAAATATTAAACCATCTGTATTATATTCATATAATGAATCTTTAACATTAGACAAAATTATTGAACAACCGTTGAATATTGTACTTTCTGTTGTAGAATAAAATACTTTACTACGAATACTAAAATGTGTAGGTTTATTTTCTTTTGGTATAACCGATTTAATATTAATTATATCAATTACATTATTTAAATATTGTAGTCTAGTCTTTTTTGTATCTATTAAATCCTGATCATTTGTATCATCCGTATCACTATAAGTAAATGGTAAATTTCTTACATCGTTGCCATTTATATAATATATATCAAAACACGCATATAAATTAAGAATATTATTATTTTTATCATATTTAATAAATTCGCCATCAAATATTGTATTGAATATTTGTTTATTAGCTGTCATAGCACCTGTAAATATAATATCCATATTTTTATCTATCATATAAAGTTTTCCCTTTTTATTTATAAAAAGTAAATGTCTATCACCATCTGCTTTATCAGTTACTGTATAATTCTTTAATATAGAATTTGGTGTATCATCTATAATATTTTCATGTTGTAAAGTTAATGACGAAGGCCCTATAAAATACTTTGAAGATATATTTTTCGGAATTTCTGTATCTTTTCCATATAATAATTTAAAATATTCAACTTTAATATCATCAATTTCATTATAAGAAATCGGAAATTTTGTATTTTGTAGCCCTGATAATATAATTCGTATTGCTTTCTTTATTGAATTTAATGCATATTCTAAATTTTCAGGATTATAATAACTTATTCTATGATCTGCATTATTTAATTCTATTTCTATTTCATATTCTTCACGATTTTCAAATACATTGGCTTCTTGTATTGTATATTTTGGTATTTGTACTCTATTCTTACTTGTTGATGATTTTACAATACTCATATCAACATATAATGGATAATCTTCATGATAAAATCTTACACGATTAATATATCTAAATGTTTTTTTATCATCATTCCAATTTTTTATTATATCTTTGCTACGACCTGAATGACTTGCAAAATCTCTTTCTGTTTGAAATGATGCTCTAAAATTAAATTCCTTTATATCTACCGGTCTCATTACTTCATCATTTATATATGCATTTTTCTTTTGTGTAAATATTAAATTTGCATGATTGAATGAAGGTAAATTTAATAATGCATTTATACTATTTGATTTACAGTATTCTTGTATCAAATAATTACCAATAATCTCTGTTCTAATATTAGACATCTTTATTATGCCTGTATTTTTATCAGTAAATTCAGGACGAATACGTAATAGTTCTGTTCCATCAACATTATCAGGTTTAAATCCACAAGAATATAATACTTTAATTACATTATCATAATCAATTCTTGTGATATTTTTTTTTAATTTATTATTGGAACCGAACCTAATCTCAAATTCTTTTGTTTCGTTTTTAAAATCTTTTGGACCTGTTTTTAAAATAGGGTTGCTTTCTAAATAGGCACCTATTAGTTTATTAAACTCTTTTCTAGAATCTTGATTGTCCTTTATCTCATCTTTATCTATAGATTTCATTAACAATAATATATATAGTAATGCATATATTATTTTATATTATTTATAATTCAATTTTATCGTACTTCACCTTCCCATATCAATTTTAATTGTATTAATTCATATAACTCATTTTTCTTGTAATTTGTATAATTCTCTATATTTAAAATTCTAGCTATATCATGTAAATCTGATACTTTATATGTACTTAAACCCTTTATTGGCTTATTAAAGTGTACCAAACAATACATACCTCTCGTAATATTATCTATTTCCAAATTATTTACATTCATTTTTTGTATCCTATATTTTTTATTATCTTTAAATATTACATGATTTATTGTATTTGTATCGTTTTTAAAGGATAAATACATGTTTCTATTCTCGTGAATTATGTAAATATTAATATTATAATAAAAAACAAATGCTAGTAATACATAATAGCTTGTTTTTGTTTGTTCTGTCATTAATTCACTCTTTATTTCTTGAATATTTATATTTGTTATCTTATAATTTGTTGTTTTTAAAAGATTTTTATTTTTTTCTATAAATTTTATACAATTCTGTTTCTCTTTTAATTCTGTATTACCATAATTAGATATTTCATTATATTTATTCATTCCATATTTAAATATATATATACACCAAAATAATGAATCTTTTTGTTTTGGTAGATAATAATTCTCTATTACCAATTCTTCTGTTGTCTTTTTATTTTCTGTTTTAAATGTAAATTCTATTTTATTATTACTAACTTCTTCTTTTATTATATGTTTTTTATTTACATTATCTATTAATTCTTTCTTTTGTTTTGTCAACATGGAATTTGTTATATTTGGTATTTCATTAATATTATTAATTTTATTATTATTAATATTATTCAATATGTAATTTATAATTGTCATCTAGCTATTATAATAATATAATATACCTTTATATCATTTTTATAACCTATTTATGACGTCTTCTTGTTCTCCTCTTTGATTTCTTTGATTTTTTAGTTTTATTTTTTTTTCTCTTTCCACCTTGAGTTTTTTCATGTTCATTTGAATATTTTTCTGCTACTTTTTTTGCTTTATTTTTATAATCTACAATTTTATCCATCAAATCATTTTCTTGTAATTGTTCCGTAGTTTTATTAATCAAATCATCAAGATCCGCTGATATATATTTGTCATATCCTTTACTTATATCTTCTTCTATTTTTATTAAATCTTCTTGTAGTAATATATTTTTATTTTCTAATTTTTTATATTTTATCTTATATCTTCTTTCCAAACTACTAAATTTTACATACAATTCTGAAAATAACCCAGAAAATACTGTTAATTCACGAGTTATATCTTTTAAATAATTTGCAGAACCCATTCCTCTATTAAGAGATCTTGATATTTTATTAAATGTAGTATCATCCGGGTTCTCTTCTATTTGAGATATTAGCCCCATCAATAATTCTAATTTTACAGTTATTTTTGTTAATAATTTTTTTCCTAGTGGTGTTTCCATAATAAAAGTATAAAAATTATCCACTAATTCTTTTTTTTCTTTTAATTCTCTTTCTTTTTCGTCATTTTTTTCACCACCCCTATAATAATCTTCTAACTCTTTACCTATCTTATTTTTTCTATCATTTACGTCCTCTATATATATGACAAGTGATTTCAACATTATTTGATAAAGTTGATATTTTGAACCTAATATAAATTTACAATCTTGTACTAATTTTGAAAGTATACTTATTTCGGCATTTATTTTAATTGCTTTGCCAACCATATATAAACCTGCTGCTAAAGGTATTCCTACGCCCGTTAATGCAAGAACTGGTGCTGCATTTGATGCAATTTGTGAAGTTATACCTATTGCTATTGCTAGTCGATCTATTTGTTGTCCTTGTCTTGATTTTTTTAATTCATTCTCTTCATCCTGTTTTTGTTTTTCAATATCAGTGAGTTCTTTTTTTTTATTAAAAGAAAAACTTGATAATTTCATAATATATATATTATATAAACATTATAATTAAGTGGTTTCAAAAAAGGCATTTTGAAAATCTTTCATTATATTTTCATTTACTATTAAATCTTTCTCTTGTGTATTAATATATGTTAAATAATTCTGTAATTCATCAATAATATCATCACTTAATGAAGACATATTAATGTAAATACCATTTTTATTTTCATTTATAATATTACTTTGTGCATTATGAATAATACGTAATATTTCAATTTGTTGGTTTTTCTCTAGGAGTTCAATTTTTTTTTTCAAAACATCTAATTGTTCAAAGGTTTTTGACATTATTAATATTTATTATAAAGTATTTATATTATTTTATAATAAAAAAAATTAAATAATATTATTTATTCCAAGAAAGTAATAGGTTTTTTTGTATTTTCATTTTTCTCATTTTTTTCGTATTTTTCATGTTTTAGTTTACCGATAACAACAATGCTTTTATCATTAAGCTCAAATCTACTACCAATAACAGTAATAGTAATTTTTTGATTTTCTGTTATTTTATTAAATTGAGTATCATTATAATGATGGTCTCTGGCGACGAATATATTAAGAGGATTATAACCTTCTTCTTCTTGTATAGAATTTGCACTAATACCAGCTTTGGTAATGTTACGAACAACACATTCAATATTCATACCTTCTACAGGATTACAAACCATACATTCAAATATAACAGAATAATTAATACTATCACCATCTATTAAACCACTAGAATAACTAACAATATTAATTGAATTAGGTTTTATAAATCCTTCGGGAATACATTTTCCAATAAGAGAATTATTTAATTTATTCTCAATATTTTGTTTAATTTGCTTACCAATCTCATTAATACTTAAATTAATTTTTTTTTGAAGCAGATTTTTAATATATATTCCGTAAATAGGTTGTTTTTTATCGTCTTCCATAATTGTATTTATATGTAATAAATAAAGATAATTATTAAATCAATTTTTTATAATATATTTTTTAATCACGTATAATTGCTTTTTCGTAATCATAATGACACATTTGACAAAGGATAATATAATTGGCTAATTCATAACAATCATCACATACAAAACAATTACATGCTTTACAAATATTTAAATCATTTTTCTTAATTGAACACATAATACATAATTCCATAATATATAATTTATATTATTGAAAAAAATAATATTCAATTTTTTATTAAATTAATTTTCGGGTTCATGTTTTTTAAATAAACAACCATTTGCATTTAAATTTGGAATATCAGTAATTACGGATGGATCTTGATAATCAGTATTAGAAAACCATATTTTAATAATACAAAAGTTTTTTTTTGGAGATATTGTAATTCCATTAATGCTTTTAGATATAACTGTTTCACCACTTAATGATTCTCCACAAAGACTTTTAAATAAATTATTCCATACGTTATATACAAATTTATTTGCAACTTTATATGAGAAACAGCCACCATCTTTATTAAAAGGGTCTTCCCATATAGGCATAATATTATGTCTCATAACAAATAACATACAATTTTTTACGATATTTTCATTAATTGATTTTGTAAGTGAAAGAATTTGTTCTAAATTATTTATGTCAGACATAATAATTTTATATCCCGAAATGCTCCAATCATTATCTTGTGGTAAATGGTAATATAGATTCCATTTATCATCAGTATTATGAAAGGAAGAGGGTGGGTCGTTAGACTCCATATATGATTATTATATAAATTCTTTATGTGGTTTAATATAATAAAAAGTGTTTAATGTATAATCAATTTTGTATATTAAAAATTTTATCTTTCTTTTTTATTATCCATTTATCATCACTAAAGTGTATATATGAATTATAATCTAATGTAAAAAATTTACAATCATCTGCCATAATATTTATTGTATATTTTTCATCAAATACATATTCATCTTTTTTAAAATGTTTACTAAGAAAATATTTCACAAATATATTATCGAATATATCATTACCAATAGATAAATATGATTTATCTAAAACTAAGGATAAACTTTCTTTTATATCCGGATGAATATATTGAACTGCTAAAAATTTAAAATTTGAATTATCAGATTTTGATATATGGTCAGTATTACTATCAATAATATAATTTTCATTATATTTTATTAATTTTGTTTGTATATAGTCGTTATCTTTAAAATTAAATTTATTTAATATTAGTTTATAATCATAATTATCTTTTTTTGATTTATATATATCTGTATTGTAAGTTACCATTAAATCTAAATTCTTATTTAAATACATCTCTGAACTAAATGGTAAATCCGGATCAGTATGATATTCAAATACATAATTATGTGCTTTTTTAAATAAATTAATAATAAATATGTAATAAGGTATGTTTTTTAGATTTTTATGGAAATTTTCACAAATTTCAATAATATCACTGTATAATTTCAAAATAAAATCAATAAATATATTCATTTTATTATTAAAATAATAATATTTTTATATTATTTAAAATGTTATTTTAAATGTCTAATGATATTGTATTTTTATCAGATTTTTGTTTTCTCTTTTTTGTTCCTTTTGGTAATTTTTCTTCTGTTAATTCATTTAAAGAATTAACACTAATTACAGAACCTGTATTTTCTGTTTTCTCTTGTTGTAGATTAATATTTTTTTGTTTTAAGCCCGATAATATTGAATCAATATTTGTTGGCCCTTTCATTTCAGGTCTTTTGGGTTGAGTATCTACCTCTTTTATACTTGCATATCCAGGTGGACTTGCAGGAGTTGGTGCACCATTCGGATTACCTCTTGCTACATTAATATCTGGTCTTCTAACCGGATTTTCTGTAAATGCCATTTGTCCTGGTCTAATAGGTGGTTGCTGTTCTCTTGTTTTTACTGGTCCCGGTGGTGGTGGACCACTTTGTTTTAAAGATTCATCTTGCATCATTTGATTTGCAAAAGCAAATCCTGGAGACTGTTGACTCATAGTATTAACAGTAGCATTTGTAAATGCTTTCATTAATTCAGGACTTTGTCTGATTACATCATTAAAACCAGGTACACTACTAGATAATGCTTTATTAGTAAAATTAGTTACTGCTGCACTAAATCCAATTCTTAATAATAAATTTAATTCCGGAGCCATTTTTCCACCTTTATATTTTTCATGTAATTCTCCAAAAATCTCATCATAACTATCTAAATCCTCTTGAATTGACTCTCCCCAACCATCTAAATTTATTCCAAATGGATCAAATGCTGAATTCGCATATTCTAATGAATTAATTAATGTCGTAAACCACCATCCTTGTAATTTAACACTATCCTTTTTTCTCTTATCTTCTACTGCTGTTTCATATTCATCTTCTACTTCATCAAATGCACTATCCATATTATAATTGCTGTAATTTGATAACATACCTTTAGATGACCATTCTTCCATCTTTTTAATCATAAATCTCTTTTTACGTCTCATTTCCCTTTCAGACATTGTTGTTCTTACATTACTATTTTTTGTATCAGGAATATCATTTATTTTAGTAAATCCATCCCATGTGTTTGTGTTTCCAATATCTTCTTTGGTTGCTGAACCTATATTTGTAGTATTTACTTCTTCTAATTTATCATCTCCACCTAATATATTACTAAAACCACTTAAATAACTACTCGGTCCTGTATCTTCTTTCACAATAGTAGGTTTCTCTTCTAACTTGATATCCACTTGAGCTAAATTATTTAACTCATCTTCTAAATTATTTAAATCGCCTACATCTATATTTGTTGAAGGCCCTTTTTTTACATTTTCATTCATTAATAACTCAATGCCCGGTATATTTGCATCTGAAGTGTTATTTGTATTAAGATCTATTTCTACAGGTTGATCATCTAAACTCGTTATACCTAAATCAATAGTTTCCATATTATGATATTAATATAAATAATATGTTTAAGTCCTACGAATACTAAATATTATATTTTTATATCCATTTTTTTATTTGATTTATTTTTTATATACCAGATGCCTTGAAGAAATGAATCAGCCATATCGTCTTTCTTCTTACTTTTTAAAAAATTCTCTTCATGACTTAATAAATTATTATTATTTTTTAACACTTCTTGACAATAATATATTGCATCCTTTTTATGTTGCTTATATTCGTTTCCCATTGTATTAAATAACTTTAATTTATTTGATGATGATATAAAATCTATATTTATTTCTTCATATTTCATTATAAAATATTGTGCTACCATCCCTTGTATAGTCTTCATTCTTGATGCTATTGGAGATATTTGATTCTCTATTATTACATGTGTTAAATCATTCATCTCTTCTATTTTATCAAACTCTATTTTTATTTTTTTCCCTATCTCTATCAAATCATATTCCGTACATACTCTTTTTTTAATTTTATTTATTTTACTCAAATATCTCTCTTTTATACATCTTCTTAATTCATTCCTTAATTCCTCCCGTTTACTTCTTGTGCTATCAACTCTAAATGATAATTTTAATTCATTCATTAAATCTATTATCTTTTTTTTTGTTATATTCTCTGGTACTTTTATATCTTTCTCTAATGTTTCATATCCAGATTGTTTTGTATGCACCTTACAATAATAATTATCATCTTTAAAAAATGATGCCATTTTGTTACACATACATCCCGTTTTTTTTACATATTGATTGCACTTTTTATTATTATCTACTGTCTCTATTAAATTTATTACATCCCATGAAGAGATTTTTAATTCTTCACCAGTTAAATCAAAAATACAGTAAGCCATATTTTTTATACCTATGTCAAAACTAATAATCTTCATTTTTAAATAAAAATATATAAATTTGTTATTTATATATTTTAATTACCAAATAATAAATTAACGAGGATGTTTTAATAGTTCTTCTTGATTTATAGATAAACTTACTTTTCTACTATTTAATTCTTCTCTTGTTAAATATTTGTTTTTTAAATCACTATCTGTATAACCTTTTGGTTGTGTTTTATCATATGGTGAATTATATAAATATGGTGTACTCATTTTATCAGTTATATTATTTCCTTGTAATGAAAAATAATCTTTGTTATTACCACAACCCATCTCTCTACAACATTCATTATGATTATATTCTCTAATTGCGTCAGCATTTTTTATCATATGTTGTCTATATTGCCAACTATTTGTTATATTGTTCTCTTTTAACATTGCTACATTGTTTTCTGCACCCGGTTGCCAACTATTATTCATTAATCTACCATCTTGCATAAAAGCAGGCATTGTATCATATTGATTATTATATCCTAAATATTTACCCTTATTTGCACCCGTTGTTTGTTCTTCTTTATAATTTAAAAAGTTTTTATAATTGTTAGACATTGTATTATATAATAATATAACATAATATTAATCTAATTAGTTAGAAACTAATAAATCTATTAATTCCTGTTTTTTCAATTTGCTTATATTTGTAGATAATTGTTTTTCTTTTACTAACTTCTTCAACTCTGATACATTCATTGATGAATAATCTATAGTAGCTTCAGTTTTTATTACATTTACTGGTTCTGTTTCTTCTAATGGCTCTATATTTACTTCTTGCTCATCAATTGGACCTTCTTCTACTTCATCTATATATTCGGATTCAATATTATTATCTAAAATTACTTCATCTGATATATTTATCATTTTTATTTCCTCTTTATCATCATCCTCTTCCTCTTCATCTACATCTTCATATATTGTTTCTTCTTCATCTTCTTCTCCTTCTTCATCATCATCATCTTCAGTTTCCCCTTCTTCATCTTCTTCACCGTCTTCTTCAGTTTCCCCTTCTTCATCATCATCTTCTTCATCACCGTCTTCTTCAGTTTCCCCTTCTTCATCATCATCTTCTTCATCTTCTTCGTCAAAATTATCAATATTTCTAGGAATAGGAATATCTTCAATTCCAATTAATCCAGAATTTAATGCATTTATCATATCAGGTGACATTTCTGAATACATGTTTGAAGACATTCCATTGGATATGTTCCGATTATCATTTTCTATTTGTTGTTCATTTAATTTTTGAACAATATCATTTACAATGGTTAAAAGTTTATCATATTTTAATTCATTCTCATTTAATCTCTTTCTAAAATGGTATACTAGTACTAATAAAAGTACAAAAGTTATTCCTAAACTAAGTATAAAAAAAGTATCTAAAACACCTGCTAGCTTCATTCTTAAATACTAATAATATAATATAGTATACATCAGAACGAAGTATTTAAATACTTAATTTAATATTAATTTAATTCTAAATCTTAATATATAAAAGAATATGGTAGAGTTAGAATTAAGCAATACATCAAAGAATTATTTAATCATATTTTTAGTTGTAATAACTATTTTTTCGCTTTTAGGAATAAATTTATTAGTTAATGCCGGCGAATCAATGCAATCACTTTTGGACAAAATTTTACCATCTATTTATAAAATTTTAGCAGCATTGGGATTTGCAACCGGAACAATAATTAATACAACTACAGATGTTGCCGCTGATGGAACTAGAGCAGCCGTAGATGTTGTAGAAGGGTCAATACAATCTGTTGGAAATATGTTACAAAAAGCATCTTCCGGAAGTTTAGATTTAAATATTGGAAAAAATAATGAACCCGGTGCGGTAACATCAGATAAATCTAGTAGCAATATACAAAATCCTATTTCAAATAAAAAATCATCTGGAAAATGGTGTTTAGTAGGAGAATATGAAGGAAAGAGAGGTTGTATAGAAATAGATGATAGTGATGTATGCATGTCTCAAAAAATATTTGATAGTAATGATGAATGTGTAAAAATATTAAATAATGGTGGTTCAGGACCGATTATACATAGTCATGAGCATTCACATGGTGGAGAATTACAACAAAAAGTAAGTGATAAATTAGTAGCACAATCTCAATAATTTATTATTAATAATATATTTATAATAAATTTTATTTAATTAATATCCATATGAACCACTTGATCCTGATGAACCGCTTGACCCGGATGAACCGCTTGACCCGGATGAACCACTTGACTCGGATGAACCACTTGACCCGGATGAACCACTTGACCCAGATGAACCACTTGTCTCGGATGAACCGCTTGAACCGGACGAACCACTTGAACCGCTTGACTCTGATGAACCGCTTGAACCACTTGAACCGCTTGAACCACTTGAACCGCTTGAACCACTTGAACCGGATGAACCGCTTGAACCGGACGTATCGGATGATGTATTTGAACCATTAAATAATGGGTCATTCGCAAAATTTGTTTCTGATGTGCTACCACCAGATGCACATGAATTAGTATAAGTAAATCTTAAATAACCACCCATATATCCGTGATTTAAACAATGGTAACTAAAATCATTAAATGGACCATTAATAATTAAATAAACTTCACCTATATAATGTTGTATATTATTAAATAAATTACTGGTTTGATTTAATGAAGTATTTGTAGGAGTTCCAGAAAGATTACTACCACTAATATCAACATTTGTTACAGTACTACTAATATCAAATCCGATAGGATGTTCTGATGGAACAATAAACTTGTAACTACCTACTTGTAAACCGATTTTTTCATATGTAGAAAAACTAATATCATTAAATATGAATTTATTACCATTATAATTTTCAATAGATATAATATTATCATTAATATTAAATGGGATTTGATTAACATTATGTATTTTTAAACATTGTATAGCATATGTATATGGCAAATTAACATATGTATCACTAAAAAGACTGGGAGGACAACTACGATTAAAAATAATTTTGTTGCGACCGCCCATATAACCATTATTAACAGACATATAATCAACAGTTCCAAAATCAGAATTAATAGTAAATTCAATACTACCAGAATAAAAATTAATATTATTACTGTTGGTAAAATAAGGGGTATAGTTTTTATTAATTTGGAAAGCGCTAGTATTACTAATGTCAAAACCTATAGCGAATTCATTAGGTATATTAATTAATTTATATTTACCTACACAAAGTCCAATAAAACCATTATCATCATATGTAGTTTGTGAATTAAAAATATATTTAGGTGTAGTGTTTTTATTAATAATATTAACAATATTATCTTGTGTTTGAAATAAACAGAAAACATTATTAGTAATAGATGGTGGTATAGATGAATAATAATGTAAAATATCAACACCTGCAAGATAACCATTATTAAGAGAACGGAAAGACATAGTACCAAAATCACCGATTACTTTTATATGTATGTTTCCAATATAAAAAGTATATCTTCCATCATTTATAGAATTAATAACTTGTACATCTTTAGTTTCATAAGAGATAGGAACATAATTTGTAAAATCAGAACTAAAAGATGCACGAGATACAAAAGGATTAAAAGATTTAATAGTAATATTAGGATTACCATTATTAAGAATAGTAAGAGGATTATCATCAGGTATTCCAACAAAATAATAATCACCATTGGTTAAATAATATTTGCGACCGGCTTTATATTGTAAAGGTGTAATAATACGATTAGCAGTAGGGAGTGTTGAATCAGGCTTAGTGTTTCTAAGAACAATTCTTTCATATTTATCAATTTCAACTTTGATATATTGAGAAAGCACAATATTTTCAAAAGTAAAATTAACTTCTGGAATATAATCAGAGTTTGTTGTTGGTGGTGGTGCATTAAGCATGCGTAGAATACCTTTAGTAGTATCAGTATTAGAAACAACAGAGAATATATCTATAGTATCAGGCAAAACATTAGAATCAGTAAATTTAACATTATGTTCAATTAATTTATTACTTTCGGAAGGGAAAATATATGCACCAACAATAATATTTTGAAAGTAATTATTGAATTCTGTAGTAGTACTATAAGATAAATTGGCTAATAATTTCATATCATAAATATAACCGGGTTCGGTAGTGAGATTAATGTTGGTAATATTAATAGCACCAATATATTTAATAGCAGTAAAAGTATCAGTATCAGACTGTTTATTAAAAGATATATCAAAAGAATAATTTTTTTCAATAAGATGAGAAGCACTTACATTTTCACCGGTACTTAAAGTAGTATCATTATAAACAATACGGAAAGATATATTACTTAATGTAATAAGTGCATTAGGAACACTAATATGTGTGCCATTAGGAACGCCACCAGATGTGGAAGGAATAACACTAGCATTAAAATAAAGAGAAATAGGTATAGTAACATTAAATGTTTCGGTATTTAATTCTTTTGAATTAGCAAGTACATAATGAATATATATATCAGTTAAAGTATTATTAGCTATAAAATAATCAGCATTATAAATATAATTCATGTGTATAATATCATCGGATTCTTCAATACCAAAAACACGTATTTCATTATACATATATAATGGTGTATTAGGGTCATCATATAAATCTATAATAGGGCCAGGAACGTCAGATTTATTAGAAGGTGTAAATATAATAGAATTAGAATTAGGACATGTAGTATAATCAACATAAGGGGGCGTAATATAATTAACATAAGTCTTAATATCACGATGATAAATGGATTCTATTTTTCTATTTTCATAAATGGTTTTAGAATTAGTTTGTTTATTTAAAAGAGACCAATTTTCACTAGAAGTAAATTGATTTTTATCTTTAGTTTCATATTTTAAAATTTGTGCTTTTCTTTTCATAGCTAATTGAGTAGGGGTATATGATGTATTTGTGTAAGGAGAAGATATTTCTAAACGATTAAGAGGATAAGATAGAACTTGTTGTCTTTTTCGTTGAGTACAAATGGTATTTATATCAAGGCTCATTTAATATATTATTGTATATTTAATAAAATAATATAAATAAAAATTACATTTTTTCAGAATACCAAGAATATCCGAGGTAACCATAATTACCGACATTAGTAACTTCATCGGAAAGAGTACTATTAGATGTATCTGGACCTCTATCAACAAGACGTTGAATTTGGAAAATATTCAAGCTTTTACTAAAATATCTTAAATCAGATGTTTTTCCAGGATAACCGCCATTTTGATGTATAAGGACATCACTATAATTTTGTTTAGGTACATTAGATAACAATAGACGTCCAGAGATTTGTCCATTTACATAAACATCAAAAATAGTATTTTCAAGACGTAATGCTACATGTACCCATTTTCTGAGTGGGAAATTAGGAACATCAACAAATACTTTTGCATCATTTAATTTAACGGTATCCATTTTTACTCTTAATGTTAAACCTTGGTTATTTTTTCCAGCAGGTGGGGCAGCATTACCCTCACCAGGTTTTCCTAAATATACTCCAGGGGCATTATTTACAGATGCAACACCTTTTGTTTCAGCAACATCAAAGTTTGAATTACCTTTGCTAAATACATGGAAAAATTGACCATCTTTTGCATTAAAATCATTTACATATATCCATACAGACCAAGTAAATGCTGCACCACCTTTATCATCATTTGAACGAAGGATTTGAACAGAGTCAGCATTCTTAGGGTCTTGAGAAATTGTTACTTTTGTTCCTCCATCAAGCATACCTTTAATTAAATAAGGGTTTTTTGCAGGAGAATTATACCATGAAATTAAATATAAACCGATTTGTAATAACAAGGTAAACATAATTACTACTAAAATAACAAAAACTAATTTACCAACAGCACTATTAGCAGATGTATATTGTGATTGACTATTAGTTAAAGAATCCATTATACTATACTTTTATATATTAAATATATAAAAGTATTTTGTTAAATTGTTCTAAATTAGAATACAGTAACTTCTTTATATAATTCATTATCTTTCATTATTTTCATATCTAATCCGAAATTTGGCATACCAGGCCATCCTTGTCCATTGCCCTTCATGTATTCGGAATATGCAGTTTGAGGGTTAATAGGATAAATCCATCTTTTAAATTTCGCTACATATGCATCAAAAGCGGTTGGTGCTAATTTAATAGCTGTTCCATTGTCAGGAGGGATAGAAGGGATAGCAGCAGCAGTTCCTTCAGTTCCAGGAGTATATACTCTTGCAGAACGTACTAATTTACCATCTACATAACAATCAACAAATTCATTATCTACACTAATAATAACATGAACCCATTTTTGCAAAGGGAAGTTATCTGTTAATTGGATTTGATTAACAGTTGAAGCATCAGAACCAGTAGCAATTGATACCATACATGATGCAGTAGTAGCATCTAATTCAACTTTAATATTATTGTCTCTTTCAAATATAGTTTTGCTACTAGATGAGTCCCAAGTATTTACGTATATCCAAAAACCATATGCATATCTGGGAGTTTGTGGTTTTTCAAGATTGGTAATAGGTTCTAAAGTACTGTTCAAAGAAACATACTCTTGAAGAAGACTAGTGTCTGTTGTTAAATACCTATATAGAATGTACAATAAAATTAGTAGTACTACGCCTAAAATAATCGTTGTTCCGTCCATTAAATATATATAAATTATGTTTATAAATTAATTATTGGAGGATTTAAGTTTTGTAACAAATTATATTTATTAACTATTTCAGAATTTGTTAAAGGTGCAGTATAATATACTGCATTGCATATTGCACCAGATAATCCGCTATCATCACCTATTAATAAGTTATCTGTTACAATATCATATGTTGGTCTATTATTTTCGCTAAAAGTGTATGTTTTATGTAATTCACCATTTACAAATACATCAACCGCATTATCATTATAATTAAATACAAAATTATGCCATTTTTGTAATGGCAAATTTATTTTTAATTGAGTAATTTCATCAGTTTTATCTGCATTTGTAACTTCTACTATAAAATGACTTTCTTCTCCGTCTTCATTATCTTCATTTATTCTAAATTTTAAATTTGGTTTACCATCATAAGAGAATATATTTAAATCATTGTTTATAGCATCACCATTATGTATATTCGTATTAATAAAAGTCCATAAAGATATTGAATAATTATATCTAGGTTTTTCTACTGTGTTCAACCCTGATAATTCATCTGGGTCCTTTGGTATTTTAAATCTATCACCACCAATTAATTCTATTTGTTCATCTAATTTTGTAGGATTATCTACAATTACTATGCCACTTGACTCTGTTGCTTTTTTTAATAATGCTGGTAAATAAAAATATGCTAGTATTATCATTATTTCTATTATAAATAATATACCCATAGTTGGTGTTGTATTATTTACTTCTTTTTTAATCCATTCTATTATTTGAATTAATAAACAAGGCAAATAAAATAACACATTTGAAATAATACCAGGTAGACCTTTTAATGATGACATGTAATTTCCTATTAATAAAAACAATATTGCACCACAAATAATTGCAGATAGAATAAAGAGAATTGTGACAATATAATTCATAAATTCTTTTTGACTATTTGTTATTTTTGATAATAAATAAAAATATCCACTTAATAATCCCAATAAAACAAATGCATAAACGATTAACCATATACCACCGGTTGATTTAAAAATATTTGTTGTTAATAACATAATTAATACAATCGGAAATAAAAATAAGATTACATCTTTCGCAATTTCATATTGTTGTGTTGATGAAATATTATCTTTAACTACTCTTAAATATCTATATCCAGAACCTAATACAATTAATAATAATAATAATCTAAAACCTATACCTCTTCCAAACCCTGTTGATGGATCACGTACTTGTTTTAAAAAATCATCTGAATTTGGAACACCCTTTGTTTGAAATATAGAACCTGATAATGCTAAGCCAACTATTAATGCTATTATTCCCATAAAAGAATAAGCATTATTTTCATTTTCTACTTGATATACATTAACAACTTCATTATTTATAAATGTCATAAACATAATTAATCCTGCAAATAAAATTCCCCATCCCCATTCTGGTATATTTATATTAATTATATGTAAAAAATATATTAATACCAATATTGATAGTGGAATTGTTATAAATATTAATAAATTCTTTTTGTCAAATGAACCACCAAATACATTTAATTCATTATGTACTATTGCACCGATTACTAATATTAATGATAATATCCAAAATGAATTTGAAAAATATTTATTATTTATTGCAGAAGACGAATATTTACCAAATACTAATAATCCTAATATTATTCCTGAAAGCGAAGCATAAAATTCACTTTGTTTTTTATCCATATTAAAAAGATTAAAATGCATATTAGATAATACAAGTATTATAAATATTATTATCAATGATATCAAAACATCAAACATGTTTATATCTATACCTGCTATTCCTGCAGTCATAGCTAATATCTTAGGTATACTAATAATCAATAAAGTAATAAATATTATAAATCCAATATAAACTGCTGTTTTTGTTACAGGCCATTCTTTATCTTTACGAGATATTATAAAAAATATAGCTGGTAAAAAGAAATAGAATGTCATTATGATAATAAACATGATAAATGTATTAGCAGTTTTATTTTCATCTGTTGAGAAATAATAATATATTATTGGTGAAATACAAAGAATTGCAAAAAAAACCCAATATAGTATGTCCCTAATCTCATTTGAAACCATTGCACTGTTATCATTTATTTTGTTTGTAAAAGTTTCTTTTGATGTAAATGGTTCAGACACAATAGGTTTTTCAACTGAGTTAAAAATTTCTAATATACTCTTGTATTTATCATTAAACTTATTATAATCCATTTATAAATATAAATATAAAATATATTTATAAATTAAAATTATTACAAGTTTTCAATAGTAGTCTTTTTTCCATGACATTCACGACATAGAGCTAATAAATTATCAATATGGTTTGAACCACCATGTTCTAATCTAACTTTATGATCAACTTCAAACCATGCATTTAATTGATTACCACAACCTCCACATTGCCAATTTTGATTACTTGCTACATATTTTTTTTTTGTTTCACTAACTGAACGTTTTGTAGTATTAGTTTTGCCAGAGTTATTTAATCTTTGTTCAGCTAAATTATTTTGATTACTGCTAAATCCACCATAATTATTTACTTTACTTGTAATATCAAATATTGGTGTTAAAATAGTATGTGTATCTTTATCAACTGGTAAATGTTTAATATATTCATTTGATGTAGATATAATCTCTCCAGCTTTTGATGGATTTTGTTTTAATAACCAATATATTATAAATGCACCTAGTATTACACCACTCATATGAAAATATTTTTTATTATCTACTAATAATTTTAAATATTTTCCATCATGATAAATATTACCAACTATAAAATATGTTACTGCTAATAAAAATAGTTCTAATTTCATATATATATATTACATGTTAAATATTATAAATATAAAACTTGTAATAAATATTCCTGAGTAGATATATTGTTTTTGTATCTTTAATTTATCTGATACATATACTGGTTTCGGTTTGTATTTTTCCATATATAGTCTCCTTGCCTCTGCATATGATATTTGTTTTTTTCCTATTTTTTCATTAATCTTATTATGTATAAAATGTAACCATTTTCGGAATGAGTCTTTATTATCTAAATATGGTGTAACCGGATATTTATCAAGTAATTTTGCAAAATTATCTCCCATTTTCTCTTCTGGTATAAACAAAGGCATATTATTTATTAAATCGTAAAATTTTTTCTTTGTTACATCATTTGGATATTTTGGATATATTTCACCAATTGTATGTAAAAAAAACCAGTAATGAGGACCCCAATATTCAGATTTATTATTCATTAAATTATATAAAGATATATGTTTTAATAATTTAACAAATATATGAATGATAATTATTGTAACAATTGTGGAAAATCTGGACATTTATTTCATCAATGTAAAATGCCTATTACCAGCATCGGTATTATAGCATTCCGGATTAATAATAAAAAAGTAGAATATTTATTAATTAGAAGAAAAGATACATTAGGTTTCATTGATTTTTTAAGAGGTAAATATTCTCTTATTAATAAAGAATATATTCTAAATATGTTAAAACAAATGACCTTATCCGAATTAGATTGTTTATTAGAATTTGATTTTGATAAATTATGGAATAGACTATGGGGACACAACAATATAACTAAATACAAAAATGAAGAAATTATATCCCGTGATAAATTTAATAATTTAGTAAAAGGTATACATGTAGATAATTCTTTTTTCTCTTTAAAAACTTTAATTGATGAAACTAAAAAAGAACATATATGGATTGAACCTGAATGGGGATTTCCAAAAGGTAGACGTAATTTTATGGAAAAAGATTATGATTGTGCATTAAGAGAATTTACTGAAGAAACCGGTTATAATCACAATTTAATTAAAAACGTAAATAATTTATTACCTTTTGAAGAAATATTTACTGGTTCAAATTATAAATCATATAAACATAAATATTATCTTGGAAATATGTCATATGATACAACTATTAATACCGATAATTTTCAAAAATCTGAGGTTAGTAAAATGGACTGGAAAACATTTGATGATTGTTTACTCTGTATACGACCTTATAATTTAGAAAAAATTGATGTTTTAAGGAATATTAATGATATCATTAATAATCATATGTTGTTTTGTGTGTAATTATATGTAAAGTAAATATATACATATAATTTTATAATGAGTAATATTGATCCCAATAATGAATTTTTAACTACAAAAAAAGGGTTTGCTGGTGCATTACAAGGTGCTATTTTGCCATATCCTTGGGATGATGAAAAGCCATGTCCTAATAATAATAATGATGATGATGATATTCCTGATAATAATGATACCATTGAAAAGCCTATTAATAATGATATTAATGACCCACTTAATATCGAACAACAGGCTGTTCCAGTTCAAAAAAAAGAACCAGGAGCTAAAACAAAATTATGTGAAAAAAAATTATTTGAGGGAGAATTTAACAAACAATTCAAAAGTCAAGCTGTATTCTCTAAAGAATTCTTAAAAAATCCTAATAATATTTTTAATAATAGCCATTATGAGCAATGCTCAAGTAAAGCTCTACGAGAGATTTATTTTAAATTAATAGGTGAAGAATATTCAGATAGTACTACTAAATATGGATTAAAACATAAACCCGATTTAATTAATGGTATAATGAATGAACATGATAATCGTAAAATTAATGGTGTTATTTATAACAAGGGTGATAAAATAAAAGGTATATTAGATTTACAAGAAGATTTACGCAATAGTAATAAAACAACTGAAGAAAAATCTGATGATAAACCAAAATCTATAATAGACATAGACCGTCTTGAAACTATTGCTGATGATATTGAAACTAAAGAGAAAGAAAAGGAAGAAGAATATAAAAATACTAATTTTAATGATATTGTTAAAGACGATATTGTTAAAATTAAAGATGACCTTCCTACATTTAAAAATGATGATGTCTTATATGAAACTAATTTTGATAATTATAATGATTATCTTAATGCATTAGAGAAAAAAGCATACAAATATAATGAAGAAAATGACGATGACCTTGAATTTTTATATCCTGATTTAGATGACCCCAATTTTAGTTTAAAAATCGCAAAACGACAAGAATTTAATGAGAATAAATATGAACAAAAAATTGTTGATGTTAAAACACAAAGTGAATTATTATGTAATTCTGATTTTGATTTAATGCCACATCAAAATTTTGTTAAAAATTTTGTATCTTCTGATACTCCATATAATGGTATATTATTATATCATGGTGTTGGAACTGGTAAAACATGCAGTGCTATCGGTATAGCAGAAGAAAATAGAAAAAAAAGAATGAATTATAACAATTCTGATAATTTACAAACTATTATTATTGCTAGTCCAAATGTTCAAGACAATTTCAAACAGCAATTATTTGATAAAAAAAAATTAATAAATAATAATGGTGTTTTCTCTTTGAATACATGTGTTGGTAATGATTTAATTAAAGAAGTTAATCCTAATGATAGTATTATACCCGAAGGACAATTAGTTAAACAAATTAACAATATAATAAAAACCAACTATAATTTTATGGGATATACTCAATTCGGTTTATGGGCAAAAAGTTTAATATCTATAGATAATGATTCTGGTTATGATAAAGAAGATATTAAACGTATTGAAATTAACAGAATTAAAAAATTTTTTAATAATCGTCTTATTATTATTGATGAAGTACACAATCTTAGAATTTCTGATGATAATTCTAAACAAAAAAATACTACTAATATTCTTATGAAAATCGCAAAATATTCTCAAAATATGAAACTTATATTATTATCTGCTACACCTATGTACAACAGTTATAAGGAAATTATATGGATGACTAATCTTTTAAATATTAATGATAACCGAAGCATTATTAAAATTTCAGATGTATTTGATGATAAAGGTGAGTTTATAAAATATGATGATGAAAATAAAGAGAATGGTGATGATTTATTAAAACGTAAATTAATCGGTTATACTTCTTATTTAAGAGGCGAAAATCCATATTCTTTCCCTTTCAGAATATACCCTGATGATTTCTCTCCTGATAATATTTATACTGATAAAGATAAACCTAATTTACAATTAAATAATAATGCTATTGATGTATCTATGAATTTGCCTTTATATATGGTTTCTCTTGATACTTATCAAGAAAATACATATAATATTATTATTCAAAATCTTTCTAATTATACTGATGAAAGTAAAATGCCCAGATTAGAAAATCTTGACGCTTTTGGATATAATTTATTACAAAAACCTCTTGAATCTTTAAATATGGTATATCCTAAACCCGAATTAGATGAATTATTCTCTCAAAATATTACTGAAATTAATAAAAACACATTAAGACGATATATTTCTGTATCTGATACTGATAAAAATATTGATGTTGTCGGAAAATCTGGTTTAAAACGTATTATGAATTTTGAAACGACTAGTATTAAATTTGATTATGAATATAAACCTGATATTTTATCTAGATATGGTCGCATTTTCTCTCCTGATAATATTGGCAAATATAGTTCAAAAATAGATAGTATATGTAATAATATTATGAATTCTAGTGGTATTGTTATTGTTTATTCTCAATATATTGAAGGTGGTGTTATTCCTATTGCTCTTTCTCTTGAAGAACGAGGTTTTACTCGCTTTAGTACATCTAATAATGTTAAACCTTTGTTTAAAACACCTCCTACTGAACCTTTAGATGCTATACATATGAAACCACAATCTAAAGTTGATAAAAAACTTTTTAAACGAGCTAGATATGTTTTAATTACTGGTGATTCACATTTCTCTCAAAGTAATGCTGAAGATATGAAATTTATTACTAATAAAGATAATTCTGATGGTTCCAATGTTAAAGTTATTATTATATCAAAAGCCGCTTCTGAAGGTTTAGATTTCTCTAATGTTAGACAAGTTCATATATTAGAACCTTGGTATAACTTAAATCGTATTGAACAAATTATCGGTCGTGGTGTTCGTAATCTTAGTCATTGCAAATTATCTTTTGAAGAAAGAAATGTATCTATATTTTTATATTCTTTTAAACCTATAATTCGTGGTGATTTTAAATTAGAATTAGCTGATATGTATGTTTATAGATTAGCTGAAAAAAAAGCTAAACAAATCGGTAAAGTAACACGTTTATTAAAAGAAAATTCTATTGATTGTTATTTAAATATCTCACAAACTAATCTTTCTATGGAAAAATTCAAAGAATTATCTGATAATAATGAAGTTGAAATTATTCTCTCTAATAATAAAAAAATAAATTATACTATCGGTGATAGACCGTTCTCATCTGTATGCGATTATATGGATAATTGTAATTATTCTTGTCCTTCTGATGATAAAGTAGATGAAGATAAATTAATGTCTTTTACATATAATGACACATTCGTTACTTCAAATTATAATGCTATTGTTAAGAGAATAAAACAAATTTTTAATGAAACACCCTTTATTAAACAAGATGAACTTATTAAACAAATTAATGCTAATAAAACATATCCTGAACAACAAATATTATATGTTATTTCTTTATTTATTAATAATCAGAGAATTGTTGATAATATCGGTAGAAGAGGAAAAATTATTAATAATGGTGATTATTATATTTTTCAACCTGTAGAAGTAACTGACCCATATGCATCTACATATGAAAGAGATACTAATATTGATTATAAACATACAAATATTATTGTTGAAAAACCCAGTGGAAAAAAGTACTATATTGAAGATGAAAATACTAATAAATCACCCGTTAAAAATTATGAAAAATTATTAGAAGAATTAGAAAATATTGTTAATGATAGTTTTAATGGTAAATTAAAAAAAGGTGATATCGCTGCAAATTCTGATTGGTTCAAGGAAATCAAAGCCGAAAATATTAAAAAATACCTCTTTGAAAAACACAAGTTACCCGAAAATTTATTTAAAAAATATGTTGTCTTCCATTACCTTGATACACAAAAATTAAATATTAGATTAATTTTCCTTACTGGTATGTATAATAAAGATGCTAGTAATCTTAATAAAACCGAGGAATATATCGCTGCATATTTTGAAAATAGAAAGATGTATATAGAAAACGACAAATTCTTCGTTATGTTAAATAATGATGATAATCAAATTGATTTTTTCACATATACATATCCTACTTTCTCTCCTGTTGTTCAAGCATATGAAAAAGATAAATTTAATAAAATTATTTATTCTAAATTTGTTAAAAATATCGCTAATGATAAATCTAAAATGCATAATGTTATTGGTTTTATGCATCCATTTAGAACTGATTATATGACTTTTAAATTAAAAGATATTTATACAAAATATAATAATAAAGGCTCTGTGTGTAAAAACTTAGGTAAAGAAGACACTATTAAAAAATTAAACTGTTTAATTAATGCTTCCAAATGTGAAAATAATCCACGTCCTGAACCTGAAAGAGATGGTGATTATTTATATACTACAAAAGAATTAAAAGATACACTTCGTAAAACCGGTTTATGTATTATTACTGAATTCCTTTTTCGTTATTTTGATGAAACTAATCAACGTGGTCTTCGTTATTTTTTTGAACCTGAAGAAGCTAATATTGTTAACATTATTCAATTAAAATAAATTTTTATATATTCATAAAATAATATATAAAATACATAAAAAAAGACTTTCGTCTTGATTTATTGCTTTGCTTAATAT